CATTAATAAAGTCAGCATACTGCATAATCTGTCTAAATAAAATCGGCCAGTTTACCGATAGTTGCTACAATTTTGGTACTGGATTCCGAGATAGGAGAACCGACGGTACCTTCGGCGGCTTGGTTAGTATTCGCTGCAAGCAGCGAATATGTGAAAAATTGAATTTGGTTTCCAGACCGCATAGGCAAAGGCTTTTGCTTAGTCATAGAAAGGAAAGGAGTTTGCGCCTTCAGGTTAGGAATTGCCTGACGCTCGTAATAGATCGCCACGAGGTTCGGCAACGCACCTGAAGTTAAAATAGAAGCGGGCGAATAAGCCATTTTATTTAACTCTAGGTATTTCTGTTGATCCTAGCGTCGAGTTCCCAACTTGAAACGGCGTACCCCAGAGAATAGCTGGGTGATCTGCTCGTCACTCAAATTGTCTAACTCTGCGTCCGAAGGCCCTGCGAGGTCATCGACCGGAGCCGATGTAGCTAAGCTCTGTCGAATTCCGTAAGGCGCCTGCGATCCAGGTCTAGTCCGAACAATGCGTTCAGGTTGAGCCGGGGGTGTGGGAGCGACAACTCTAGCACGAGGCTGAGGTACCTCTTCCACTTCATTATCACTGTCATCGTCTTCTTGTTCTACCTGAAGCAATCCGGCTTCAGAAAGTCCATCGAAGAAAATAACGAGGTTTTTTACAGTCCAGAATCCGGACTGAGCAAGCACAGTACATGCTTCCTCAACTTGTTCCGGACGAATAGACTGCTTCAAAAAGTCTTTGCACATCGCTCCGACAAGGACATACATATTCTCATCGGTCGTCAAATACTGTGGTCGGGCAATCTTGAAAGACTTGGCAACCGACTCAAGGTAAAGTTCAATACTGGCATCAGCCCCGCGCTTAGCAACAGCGGTCGTTTCTTCGGGCTGCATCCCAGTTCGAAGCTTATACCACTCTTCCATAGCCGCAACAGGGTCAGTTGCATGCTTCAACTTAATCTGGTTCGCCTCGTCCTGTGTCAACTTACGACCAGTCGAGGTCACACGAGCAGGAGGATTAGGATCAATATCCGGTTGAGAAGTCCCTAACTTCTCGGCCTTAGCCATCGAGTGAATCTTACGAGTGGCGTTAATCTTGCCAACAGCGATTTGCTGGAGAAGCTCGGTTTCGTCTTTACCGTAGAATCGTTCGGGATTCGATCCATTGCCACTGTCGAGGGTGGCCCGCAGACCTTTACGTGTCTGCTCGAAGGTAATCTTGCCACCATCCTGGAGATCGATTTCCTTAGGATAAGGGGATTCGACCTCGGGCTGAGGCGGAGGAGCCGGAGATCCATCTGGATTAGCTCGGCCAATTTCTACATCGTGTTCAATATTAGTCGTCGGATCGACGAAGGAAATAGTAGCGGGCTTTGTCTTGGCCTGGCGGACGCCGCTAAACAACTTATCAATGTCCGCATCTGGGAGGTTATCAAGACCCTCGACCGGCAGAATTGATCCGTCCGGAAGATCTTCTTTAGTTACTCGTGTGTCAATCTGGGCAAACTGGTCGTCCAACCAAGCTGAGTTGTCAACATTTGGCATTTTCATTCTCCAAGGCTAATCCAGCCTAACTGAGGTTATTAAAGCATCGACTCCGGAGGAGCCGGGGAAACCTTACGAAGACCATCCTTAATAACACCAGGAGTTATCTTCGCTCGTTCTATTGCACTTTGTACGTCTTCTACGAATAGGTTATAAATCTTCGAGGCAGCGTAAAAGACGGCGTGCTCTGCTACGACATCTTCTTTGTTCTTAGGGTCGATAGAGGCTAGCTTGTGCATCGAGTTGCCTGCATACGAGGACAACATTTCGAGGACAACGTTCCAGCCAGGGGTTACGACCAACTGCATAAGGGCGCGTCCCTTGTTCCATTGGTCTATTTCTCCGAGTTCCTCGGCATCAAGTTCTGAGCCCCGGAGTGCTTCGAGCGTTTCTATTACACTTTTCTTAGAATCCGTATTTACCGGCATTCATCCTCGTTTCTAATTTGGAGCCGCCGACTGGACTCAAACCAGTAACCTTCCGGGTACAGGCCGGATACTCTATCATTGAGTTACAGCGGCTTATCCTGCGTTCGATCCGAAACCTTTACCGCCCGGTTCTCCAGTAACAGCTAAAGGCATAGAAGCTTTTTCAAGTGTTTGTCGCATAACATCTCGACCAGCACGACTTATGTTTTCCTGATCAATTAATTGTTGTTTCTGTTGGAATTGCTGATTACTTGCCTGAGATTGAGCCCGCGCCTTAGCAGCGACCTGCGCTCCGGGTTGCATCTGCTGCCAACGCTGATCATCTTCAGGAGACATATCAATGATAACATCGCTGAAGTTCTTCCAGTCGGAGACCTCAAATAGCATCCTGAGGACTTCGACAATATCGACTTTCTTCTTCTGAATGGCGAGTTGATTTTCAGTCTGCTGATTCGTAATGAACTGAATCATGATCGGCAGGGCCTGGGCCATATTCTTACGGGCCTGAAGCTTAGCGCCCGCCGAGATATTGAATCGAACCCCGGCATTTAGGATCTCAACGATGTCATTCTGACCCTTCATGTAAGCATTCTGAAGTTCGTCGCTCAAAATATACTTAATAGTCGAGGTCGGAAGCAAAGAACGATTCAATTCGTGGGCAGCATACAGAAATGGAACGATGACCTGTGTTGCCAGTTTCTCGACGAAGTCTGAGATCCGGTTGCCCTGACCGCCAGAAAGCAGGTTCGCTCCAGCGGCGGTTCGGGCAAGGTTCGAGTGTCCGCTTGATCCAGCGAACCCGGTTGCAGACTCGCCTAAAGCGGCAAACTGCTCGACTCTGTTCTGAGATAATGTAAGGTGCTCCCCGGCTTCCGGGACTGCGGGCTGCCTGGCTAAAGGTTCGAAATCTCCTTTAGCATCAACTTCTACAATCTTACCCGGCGATATACGGATATTCTGTGTCGGAACACTTTTACCCTTGACTCGGATGTAGACGCCATTCAAATTCAAGGTCGCCTGATCAATCCAGGTATTAGTAATTCCTTGCTGCAATCTTTGTTCGGGACCGATGACCTTGCCAAGGCCAAGACTCCAGAAAGCTTCTGGAACATCCCACCAGCCTACAGACAGGAACGGGATAATCCCGTAAGGGTTGTTATCATTACAGATAACGAGTTTCTTATTAAGGACAACGATATAACTATCATTCGTCCAACGCTCGAGAACTTCCAAAGGCTGGTCAAAAGGATCTATTGTCGCTTCTTCATACCGTAGGGCTGACCTCGCATCCCACAAAGGGTTGCGCATCATGTTCTCTTGCTGGGCCTGCTCAACCGGCTCTTGAGGTGGCAGGAACAGCTCTAGCAGATCCATCCGACTAGGAATAGTAAACCCAGGGCGCTCTCGAAGTTTATCGAGGTCATTCCAAGTCAGATACATCCTATGAATTACGTACTTGGCTTTCCGGATGTCCGGAACTTGTAGGCCCGGATCGATCAGAACATGCCGCATACTGATGATATGCTCGAACGTCGGACGGTCGATATATTCTTCGACTATCTCCTCGTCGATGTCATCGTCGTCAGGATGAATAGTTACATTAGCATTCCCGACTGTAACATTCGTACTTTTATTCTTACGCTTGTAAATCTTTCGTTCTTTTGTAAATGTTTCCCAGCCCCACTTCCAGATCGAGGTACCGAATAGAAGAGCGTTGATAGTACCGAGGCGAATTTCTTCTTTGAAGCTAATGTCCTCGAGTTGGTACGCTAGCAAATCTCCGATTGCATCGGCCACGGCTTTCTTAGTGCCCGGACGATTCTGAGTCATGAATGGAGGGTTATCGTAGAACAGTCCGTTCACTATCTGCGGAGTCAGAGCATTGACCGCATGGGCTACGGTGAATAAAGGAACGTTTGCACGCTCCGTCATTGTCCCTTCCCAATACCTCGCAGTAAACGGGGATTGGTAAAGAGTGTTGGACGAAATCCACGCGAGGACCCAGCTTTTTGAACTCTCGAAGTTTTCTGCTCGTATACAGTCTTGTAATACGAGCTTGAGACCAGGCGCATCCTCGTATAAGCCAGTTTTAAGAACGTGCTTAGCTTCATCGGCAGATATAGGTCCATATGCTTCAAAAGATGGACGAGGCAAGAGTGCCATTATTTATCTCCCAAGAAAGTAAACACAATCCAGATTCCGGACAAATTACTTATTGCTGACGCCGACAGGAGCGCCGTTGCGCATGTCTTTCTTACCGACAGCAGCCGCGCCACCACGAGCCGGAGGCATCTTGACATTAAGATCTACAATTTCACCGACAGGGCTCGGATCTCCACCATCCATTAGACCGGATACGAGGTCAACCGAATTCATATAGCTAACCGAAGTTGCCGACTCGCTGCCCTCGCCCTTGTTGGCCTGAACAGTCCACGTGGTCCCGCCCTTGCCCCAAACACTCGGAGTCAAATCCCCAGAGTCTTCGAGGTTGCGGTTGCCACACGGAGCTTCGACCAACTCGTTTTTGCCCTCGGCATAACCGTGCGGTTTGCCAGCAGGGATAAGATCTGAGCCCTTAGTAGGAGCGGGAAAGTCTCCGCCCGTGGCGTTGTAGTTATCCACCTGATTTGGGTTCAAAGGGACTAGCTTGTTCTTCTCGGACTGATTTTCTTGATTTGCAGCCATATTCAATATCCTTTATAATTATTTACCAATCAATTAGACTTCCCAAACCATCCGAGAACATATGTTGTTTCGGCACCGGCTCTGGTTCTTTCGGTTCTAGGTCAACGAGCGGTTGTGGAATTTCACCCATACCCAATCGTCCGAATGCATCCGACGGCATTTCTGATTCTGTAATCCACGGCCCGTATAGGAGGTTGTAATCTGCCTGAGCCTTTGTTACCGGCATCGGAGTCATTTGCGGGCCGATTGGCTTGGCACCAGGTAGACCGGCGATAGACAGCATCTTGCTAGTCCTCGGAGCATACGGCCTATGTCTACTGATAGAATCCGGGATGTCGTTCTTTGTCTGTTTATAGATCAGACACTTCTGAAATTCGGAATATAGT